CAGTTTATTCGAATCAGCAATGCGCCCGACCTTGTCGAGGAAGTCAGGATACTCCTCATCGTCGCCGAAGTGAAGAAATTTCGCAGCCTTTCCGTCTTTTGTTACCGTAAAATCTAGCCCCTCTTTGTCGGCTGATTTCATAATATTATCAATATCTTCGGACGAAAGCTTGCGTCCATGCCCGACCAGTGCGGCAAGGGTGCCTTCCTGAATATTGGGGTTGTGCGACGTTCTGACGGTCTGATCCTGCTGGAAACCAAAGCCCAGCAAGTTGCCGATCTTCTGTGCGTGTTCCGGCTGCATATCGGGATGATCGATATAGAACGACGGCTCCAGCTCGCCACGGAAAGATCCGACAGTCGGCGTGATTTTTAGCTTCGCAGGATCAAGGCCAACATGGTCGCGGAAGAGATCCTTGAAGCCTTTGCTTTTCATGATGGCGGCTGTGCTATCGGTTAGCCGATCCATGCGCGGATTATTGAGAACAGGATGCTGAACAGGCGGCGGCAACTTCATGCCGCCAATATCTGGCGTCGCATAAGAAAATTCTGTGTGCGACGAAGGCTCTTCGCCACGCTCGCCGACGCCCGTATATTCGGGCTCATCGTATCTGACGCCATGCTCCGGTGTGATGGCGGGGCCGTAACCTTTGCCGGGGCGCGGCGAAACAATGGTGCCCGGCAGATTTTCACGCGCAAATGTCTCAGCCAGCTTAGAAGACTGCACACGGCCCTCAAACGGGCTCACAGGCGGCCTCGGGGCGACCGGGCCGGGGATAGCAGCACCTTCTTCAGGAATCGAACGTGCGACGTTTAATGCGCCGCCAATCGGCTCTTCGGGCATGCCGCCGACAGCCATCACCTGACGACCGACGTTCGGGAGATAATGCGTCGGGTAATCATCCTCGAGGACGTGACCGCCTCGCGCCATCGCCTTGCCCATCGACATTGGCGAGCTGACCTGAAACGACGACGTCTGATCTTTTAGGTGATCATTGATGATGTCGAGAGCGCGATCAATGATGCTGCCCATTATTCAGTCTCCTGCTGGCCCGCGCCCTGCTGCAATGTTCTTGCAAGCTCTAATGCCTGCTGGCTTTGACGATCCGCATCACGATGCGACGAATCTATCTCGCGATCCATGCGGCGATGATGCGCATCCATCATGCGATCCGCTTCTCGATGCTCTGAATCTTCGCGCAGCTTGTGCACGTCGATACCCATTTTCATGGCCTTGAGCTCGACGTCCTGACGGCGCGTCTCCGCATCCATCATCTTCGCTTCTGCATCTACGCTGCGATAGTCTTCGCCGCCATCGCCGCCCATCTTCGCCTGCGCTTCAGCCATCTTTGCCTCTGCAAGAAGACGGCGCGTCTGCGCGTCCATCATCTTCGTCTGGCCTTCGACCTGCGCTTCCTGCACGGAAGCATTGGCGACCAAGCTCTTCGCGTCGGCTTCCTGCTTGAGGATATTAATTTCCTCAATGACCTTCTGCATTTCAGGCGGCACTTGATTGCGCTTCTCAGGCGGCACAATGAACTGCTCAGGATTGCTCCAGCCCATCGCCTTCATGCAAACGAGATCGATCTTCTCGCCATCAAACATGCTGGGATTAGAAGCCTGCAATTGCTTCAAGCCCATCACCTTCATCAGGCGTTGCGTCTGCTATGCGGTGTTCGGGTCAGCCTGCGGGACGATGTCGTAATCGTCAAGCGCCTCAATAAACTTCTGCTCATCCCAACGGCGCGTCGGCTTGCTGTTCTTGCCCCAGAAGCTTTCAGGATGCTCGCGGAAGCAACGCACCAGAAGCTGGAACTCCTGCGCCTGCGCAACATGCATGCGCTTGTGCACGGCGTTCAGGATCTTCGTCGCCTGATCGATCAACGCGAGCGTTGTGCCGACAGGCGCATCTGCGCGGCCTTCACCAACCTGCAGCTCGCTTGTCGTGCCGACGCGCTGCCCTGTCTCAACCATGTTCTGCACAAGGTTCATCAGCGCCATGCCGGGCTCTTTGTAGGGCAACGGCATGACAGCCTGATTGATCGGCATGCCGCCAGTCTTTACGAGCGCACCACCACCGGGCGGCACACGGAATATATTTGTGTTCTGCCTCGCACCTGTGTCCGCCATGAGGAAGCCGGGGAAGTTCGCATACATGCCGGCGTCCAGCATTTCGCGCCACGCGGCAGTAACCGCATTTGTGGTATTACCCAGAATATGAAGTAGACCGATATCGTAAAAACCCATACCGGGAACAAACTGATATTTGACAAAATTGACGCGAGCCTCTTGCAGCTCGTCGCCCTCTTCACCTGTGGGCTCATCGTAGTTCCTCACGATTGAGAGGATTTCCCTTGAGCTTTTGTCGATTGTTACACGATACGGGATCTCGAGCCCCGTTATCTTACCTTTGTATTTATGTTCGAAGCCGCGAATGTCTAACTCGCAATAAACCTCATAGATCTCGCGATCACGGTCATCAGGATTGCGCGCCTCGACAGCAATGCCTTGCTGATCTGCCTTCTCGCGCTTTACGGCGTCGGCTTCTTCGAAGCTCGGCGTTCCGAGATCAACGTCGCGATAAACGCCAAGGATCTGAAGTCGCTTGACGGTAGATGGCTTGAGGCTGACGCGATGCGTAATGCGTTTAGCCGTGCTGAGATCGGTTGCCGCGTTATTGACGATGAGATCATCAGCGTCAACAGATTCGGAAACCGGGCGTCCTCTAAGCGGACAGAAATAGACTTTCTTGAAAGCCGTTCCGCCAAAGCCCAGCATGAGAAGCATTCGATCCGTGTCAGGGTAATACTCCTTCGCGACAGCCGTCAGATAATGATTGAGATCTGACTCGAGCGCATTGGCGCGCTCGTCTTCTTCAATCGTCGTGCCATCAGCTTCGCTGCGCACCTTCACAGGACCATCGGTCGGCAACAGCTCGCTGCGCGCATTAGCCTGAAAGCGCAACACCGCTTCAAGAAGAAGCGGATGACGCACCTTCGACATGCCTTCGACCGGAGCGCCATCAGACGCGCCCTGCAGGCCGGGGATCTCGATCTTCAAGCCAAGCAGCTTGATGCCCTGCGCACGATCCTCGATCCAATCCTGACGGCTTGTCAGATCGTCTTCGATGCCACGCAGCAAGTCATCGGCAATCATGCCAAGATCGCTGCCGTCGATGTCTTCGACAAGATTGTCGAACCAGCCCGGCGGGTTCTCGCCTTCGGCGCGCTCCACAGGGTTGCCGTCGAGCGAAACGCTCACCGAGCCATCATCGTGCTCGATGCGCAGAATATTGCCCTTGTCGTCGGTCTCTGGTTTGTCGTGACCTTGCTCGATCTCGACAAGGATGTCTTCAAGGCCGCCAAGGCCGCCGGTCGGCACCCCTTCTTGCTGGCGGAGTGAAGGTGTGAGCCCGGGCGTCAATGGCATGATCAGTCTTCCTTGTCCTCATCGATGAGGCGTGAAATTTCGTCGACGAAACGCTCGAGGCCTTCGCGCGCAGCCATATTATCATCTTTGGCTTGGATCTCATAGACGCGCACATAATCGTGGGGCTCCTTGCCCCAGACGGTGACGCTGAATTTTCCAAGGCCCTGACCGTGGGCCGGCGGCTCGTCGATCACGTCGACGACAGCATTTGCATAGATCATCTTGATTCCAATTAAACGGGATAGAGCGGCTGCGGGCCAGCGCCTTCATGCATTCTACTCTCGTCGAGACTGGACGTCCATTCTGCGCCGCGCACAAGGATGCCGATCTCGCGAAGATGCTTCAGCGCCATTGATGTCGTATCGACAAGGTCGTCATGCTTGCCGCGCGGGAACTGCGCCGCTTGGTTGATGACCATCTCGGCCCAAGGTCGATTGGCAGGCGCGTAGATCAGCCCCTCGGCGAATAGATGCTGGATCGAGTAGAGACGGGCAAGCTTGTCGAGCCCCTTCGGGTCAATCAGCTGGACGGCGAATTCATCGTATCCGTAGACGCGACGGATTTCCTGCGCCACGCTGTAGCCGCTGGCTTTGTTCTCGATGAGCAATTTCTCGACGCCATAATTGTCCATCGTCTCCTGCACCTTATCGATCAGCTCGTGCAGCTCGAGGCGCTCAGCCCATGCATACATGAGCATGCAGCGCGGGTGTTCTTCCTTATATTGGCGATTGAGGATCGCCATCTGGCCGTCTTTGTCGAGCGCCCGGGTGACGACGGCTGTCTGGTCGCCGCCCTTCCAGACGCCCCAGACGGTCATGGCGCTCGGATCGTTCTCGGCCTTGGTTGTATAGGCAGTGTCGATTGAGGCTATGACGTAGTCAAAGGGCGGGTATGACGGCTGATCCCAGCGGATCCACCAGTCGCGCTTGATGACGCCGCCGCCGCGCGGCTCGGGGCTTTGCTGGAACTGCCCGGCTGTGGCGTAGGGGCCCAGAGAGTTTTCATCCCTATCGACCACAATCTCGGGAAAACGAGCCGGAAAAAGAAGCTGCCCCTCTTCGGTTCTGGGGTCTTCAGTTCCGAGCAATGTCTCATGTGCTCGCCCCGGGTCGTAGCGCATCGGAAGCATAATATGGTCATAACCGAGATCCTTGCTCAGGATGACGCCCGACACGTCCTCTTCGTGCAGGCGCTGCATGATGACGATGATGGCTGATTCGAGCGGCTTGTTCAGACGGGTTGGGACGGCCTCGAGAAACCACTCGATGGTGCTCGCGCGCTGCTGATCAGAGTTCGCACCTTCAACGCTGTGCGGGTCGTCGATGATGACGCGGTCGCCGCGCGCGCCGGTAATGGAGCCGGCGGCCACAGCCTGCCGGAAGCCGGTCGAGGTCAGTTCGAACTTGGTTTTCTGATTTTGATCTTTGGTGATCTGGACGCGGTCGCCCCAGCGCTCCTGATACCATTCTGATTCGATCAGGCGTCGCATCTTGGTCGAATCACGGATGGCAAGATCCATCGAGTGTGACGCGCAGAGATAGCGCAGGTGCGGCATGTTCTTCGGCCCCCATTCCCATGAAGGCCAAAAGACGTTTGTGAGGAGCGACTTCATCATGCCCGGCGGCACGTTGATCAGCAGACGATTGTATTTCGTTCCGTCGTCGAACTCGACGCCATATGTGATGGCCTCGAGATGCTCGCAGATGATGTCAACGTGCCAATTGTGAATGTAGTCTGCACCGGGCTCGACGATGTGCCACGCCTGACGAATAAACTCTGCAAGACTTTCTTCGCACTCGTCGCGGCTGATATCAATTAGCGTTTTACGAGCGTCGATCTTTTTGCCGAATAATTCGACGATCAATGCGGCGTCCCTTCGATCCACGCAGTCATATTATTTTTCTTCGCGAGCATCACCGACCTATTTATCGCCTCGGTGAACATTTCAAATTCTTCTTTGACGTCTTTCTCTTGCGTAACCATCGAGCACAACATACACGAAGCGGCTGAGGCCAAGATCTGCAAAGCGAAGTGCGCGTCATCTTGCTTTTGCAAAACCGCCATCACATCCTTTACGCCCTCAACCAGCTCCCGCAGCTCCTCACTGATCTCGCCTTCATTGTCGTTCATTTATCGTCCGCCACAGCCATGAGCGCCGCTTTCAGCGCTTCACGCTGTTCTGCGTCGAGAGCCTTCGTATCAATCCGGGCGACGGTCTCGGTCTTGATCGCGCCACCGTCAGCGCCGGTGACTTCTGTCACCTTGCGCTCGGTGTAGTCTTCGCGGAATCGCGCCTGCATAGACGTGCGCCAGACGACCGCGTTGAACTTGTCCATGAACATGCCGCGACGCCCTGCGTTCTCCCACCACTGCTGCTCGAGCATCTTCGCGCGCGTAAGGGCTGTCGAAAATTCTTCATGAGAGGCGGCCCAATCATAGAGCGTCGGCCTATCCACATCGCATGCGAGCGCCCAATCGACCGGCCCAGCGCCTTCTACAGCCAGCTCGACGATCTTCTCGCAGAACTCCGGCTTATACTTGCTCGGGCGGCCCACAGGGCGCTTTTTGGGGGCTTCTTCGGCCATCAGAAATCATCCTCGCTGATCAACTTGCGCATCTCTTTTATCCTGTTGCGCAGTTCATCTGACTGTCGTCGCAGATCGTTTGCAACATCCTCGAGGATATTGAGCTGTGTTTTTACATATTCAACGGGCATTATCTTCTGCAGATTTATATGCCTGTTGGCTTCTTGATCATCCTCGATGTAAACGTCTTGGCCTTCCAGCCAAGCCTTTTCATTTTTCCCGAGCGGTCTATCGAACGTCATCTCAATTACAATTCTCTGGCTGGGTTACGGTGCAGTGAAAGATATACTTAGCGGGGGTGCATCCTGCTAGGGCTGCGACGCCCAAAAGTAGAAAGCTGTAGGTTGCTGCCACGATCAGCGCCCGCAAAGTAATTTCTTTCATAACTCACCCTCCCGTTAGTTAGCCGGGACATGATAACACATCCCGGCCTTTTTGTTACTTATTCAAAATCGCTGTCGTCATCTTCGTCGACAGAAGACGCTGCTCGATCCATCGCTGCTTTTCCCAAGGGGGTGTCTGCCAGCATCCCCAGAGCATCCATGTAAACTGAAAGTAGAGCCTGCTCCTCTGCTCTCTTTGAAGCATCCTTCTTGCGAAGAGCCAGAACCTTTTTAATGATTTTAGGATCGAAGCCATTGGCCTTCGCCTCGGAGAATACGGACTTAACGTCATCGGCGAGCGCCGTGCGTTCCTCTTCTAACTTTTCGATTCGCTCAACAAGAGCCTTGAGCTGGTTGTTTGACGACATTGTCTAATCCTTCTTCCAGTTGTCTA